CTACTGTATTCACAGATTCATCAGGGAGTGTCTTGAGTGTCTCGCGGCAATCCCCCACCAGAACATCATAACGAATTTTGTTCACTTGTCGTATCCCATCGCCTTACGAATCTTCGTTGCTGAGATGTCGTGAATCTCGTCAGTGAACACTTCCTGCTCGATCTTATAACCCACGTCACGTCCATAGGTAATGTTGATGATATTAGGAACAAGCATCACAATATATTCTTTACCGTGCGTGTATCCATACTCGTTGAGTTTCTTGATGATCTTTTCTTTGACAAACTCAAAGTCAAATGGATTCGAGTCATTCCATCCTTGACAATCTCGTACTTGGATTGCGACCTGTCCTGTCTTTGACAGCGCACGTTCAAACAGTGCCAAGTGTCCATCATGGAATGGTTGCCATCGTCCAAGCATCTGCACCGTCTCTTTCTGCCAATCAAATGTTTGCAGGTGCGATGCGATCAACTGTGCCTGTGCGTCAGACTCCATCTGTTCAAAACGGAAGTCGATGCCATCAAAATTGCTCATCTCGTTAATTGGATACTCAAATGCTTTGTTCGTATCTTCGTAGCGACCTTCTTTAATGGTGTCCATAAACACAACCACATCTGCATTGACTATATTGCGATGCATCCATTTTGGAGCAACAAAGTCCAGAATCGCCCACTGCTTCTTAGATTCAGCACCCAACTGCTTCATGCGCTCGGCTTGACGACGACGACCTTCTGCGGAGAAATCCCAATCGTTAAACTGCTCGCGTACCTTGTCTGCTTCAAAGTGGTCTGCGTTCAATTTTTTAGACAGTTTGTTTGCTAGTGTCGATTTGCCTGAACCAGGTAATCCGAATACAAGAATAGTCTTTGCCATTATTGCTGTTCCTGTGTTAAATGCATAACCGAATCTGCAATGCCATCAGATTGCATATCATTAATATGCTCATACATCACATCACGATACTCATCTTCTGCTTCAGAGGCTTCTTCGGTCATGTCACCGTCTTCGTCGCACTGCCATTCATCGGCTGATTCATCCCAATGTTCTTTGAGGTTTGGGTGTGCAAAAAAGATTTCTTCTCGAATCTCTTCATCATCCCACTCACAACCGTCTTCCATCTCAGAACCTTTGTAGACAGACCACCCTACAAAGTTTGGCATCTCATCATCATAGGTAATTGATGTGACAATGTTCGGGTCTAACTGTTCAAGTTCTTCCAGAATCTTAACAAGCCCTTCTTCTGGTGCTGACCAAGCAGAATATCCTTGAAAACTTTCTTCATCAATATCTTGAATATAGCACCACTTCGGACCGATAAAATCTGTAGTCCAAGAATACTGACGCACTTCTTCTTTGGTTGGCGAACCTTCTTTACCGTCAACCCACAAATCTCCAAACCAATACTCATGGTTTTCCTCTTCAAGATTTTGTGTCATCTCTTTCCAACGTGCTTTTGCGGCATCGTTAATCTGATGGAACTGCACGTTATACATTACATGATTTGCCATTACAATTTATCCTCAGTTGTGGTATTAGAATTTTTAAACATATACATGTCGCCCCCAACAGGTATATTTAAGTTAAAGTCATCAAGAGTGTAGATAGAAAGAAACTTCATATCTTTTGCGCCGTATTGATTAAAGTATTTGTCGATTTCCATTTTATCTTTATCTGCTCGATTCGTCTTGTTCACTATAGTAAAAGTGTAATCCAATAAATTTAGATTACGATCTTTTACGATGTAGTAAGATTTAATAAGACTATTCGCGGAGTTACAAAGATCATCAATCAATAAAACTGGATAGTTTGAGTCAGAGATACCTTCAAACCAGTTCATCAACCCGTACTCTTTTCTTTCCTTGCGAATAGAAAATGCGTGTAAATCCAAGCCATATTTTCTAGCTCGCATCGGAATTCCGGTCAACATCGGTGTGGATGCGGTTTCCATTCCTGCCAATTGAAAATTAAAATGTCCTATTTCTCTTTCAACTTTGTAGATAAACATATCCGCAAGACATTCCATAAAATCTATATTAAACAATCCTTTTCTCAGATAAAACTGCCAAGTATAGTACATACCCTCCGTCTTAGCAGGAAGCACCTCACCTGCTCCGCAACGATAGATACAAATTCTGTCGATAAATTCTTTACAGAATTCGTATCTATCTTGATAGACATCATCACTAATGATCACGCCGCGTTCCTTTTTCTCAGTTTGTTTAACTTCTTCTGCTGTCGCCGTGCTTGGTCTAAATGATACTTACTCATCCTGTCGAGGAAGGTGACCCCTTGTAAGTGATCGTATTCATGCTGAAAAGCACGTGCAGTAAATCCCTGTAATGACACTGTGTTAGTATCACCCATAGGATTTGTAAACCGTACACGTACATTTCCACTTCTTTTCACTTTACCAAATAATCCTTCCCAAGTCAAGCAACCTTCCTCGCCCAACACGATATCGTTTGAGTAGTCCACAATCTTAGGATTGACCACACAGATAATCTCGTCTGGATTATCAGGATGACCAATAACAAAAATAGAGTAAGGAACACCAACCTGATTTGCAGATAATCCGACACCTCGCTCATGCACCATTGTGTCACACAAGTTCTCAACGAACTCTGGTAAATCGAATGACGGATTTTCAAAGTCCCACTTCTCGGTTGGCTTTTTAAGAATCGGATCATTCGGCGGCACTAATTTTAAAATCATGTTGCTATCCTGCTATAGTTCTTTACTTTTTCAAATCGAATCTGACTGCGGAAGTTATCAGTCAGTACGTCACCTTTATGACTGATGACGAACACGTTCGTATCTGCTCCAACTTCCTGCAGTAACTTGAGAAACTCATCGCATCCGCCTGTATCAAGTGAAGCATCAAACACCTCATCTAATATAAGTAGATTGGTATTTGTCGAGTTCTTGAGCTTTGCAACTGTTCGCCATGTAAATAAAAGTGCGAGGTCAATCCGCATCTTTTCTCCCTCGGAGAAAGAAGCATAAGAAAACTCGTCACGATGGCGACTCTTAATAACTTCATTAAATTCCTCATCTAACTCAAAGTTCACAAAGAAGTCCAGTGCAGTTAAGTACTTATTCACCAACTTGTTGATGATTGGAACATACTGCTTGATGATCTTTCTCTTAATTCCACCATCCTTGAGCATCTCAGTTGTAACTTTGAGCACCTCCGATTCACTGGAAAGGGATGCTTTTCTGGTTTCATATGATCCAAGTTGTTTTTCCAGTTCTGATATTTTGGCACTAGGACTGTCGTCTGCTTCTTCATGTCTTTCCGATAGAAGCGCAAGTTTATTCTTGATTCTGTCGATATGACTCTGGTAAGACTCCAGAGACGACCTGCAATCACGCCAGTATGATTGGTGCTCGGTAATCTTCGATTGTGTAGAGGTAATCCTAGCGAGTTCCTCATTGAGCGATACTTGCTGACTTTCCAGTTGTTGTATCGCTGTTCGAGTTTCTTCCTCAATCTGTTGCGTTCTTTCAAGGTGTTCTGCTTTTGCCACAGCATCAATAATCTGTTCACACGTGGGGCAGTTGTCGTGCTTTTCATAGAATTGAATCCTCTTTTCTGCTTTCGCAATCTTGTCGTGCAGTTTCATCATCAGTTCAGAAACCTTGGCAGACTTTGCTTGCACCTTGTCTGCGTTTTCAATCGTTGCAGACAGTTCTTCAATCTTTTCAAGGTGATCTTGTTGTTGGGCTTCGGTGCTCAGATACTGCAACGACCACTCTTTAATCTCGTCCTGCAGTTCCTGCTTTTGTTTCTCTACATCGGCTTCCAACTTAGCAAGATATTCTTTCTGTACTTCAATCTTGTCGTTAATCAGTTCCATCTGATACTCGACTTCTTGCTTTTCGGTTTTGTTCTTTGCGATACGATCTTTTAGCAGAACATTCATGTGGCTAAAGATTTTGATGTCGAGTAAGTCCTCGATAACCTCACGACGATCTTTGGTAGACAATTGCATGAATGGCGTGAAGGATGCGTTGCCTAACACAACAATCTGAGTAAATGACTTGTAGTTTAACTTAAGGATTGTCTCTTCAAGGATTTGCTGATAGTCGCGGCTCGAACCGGGCTGATCTAGTAGCTTATCGTTCTTGAGAATTTCAAAGACGTTTGGCTTGACCCCACGACGAACCAGATACTTTGAGTTACCGATTTTGAACTCGACCTCAACCACCAACTCTTTCTCGTTGATGCTGTTCATCAATTGAGGCTTGTTGATATTTCGGAACGGCTTGTTGAATAGACCAAAGCACAACGCATCGATCAATGTAGACTTACCCGAACCATTGTCACCAACGATGACTGTGTTTGGCGAACGGTCTAGCTGAATCTCTGTGAAGACGTTACCCGTCGAAAGAAAGTTCTTCCAACGGATTTTAGTAAATCGGATCATTACTTTTCCATGTTTAAGGCTTCAGTATATAATGAGCGTATCAACGAATCAACTTTTTTCTTTGGCACTGCATCTGGCATCTGATCTACATACTTAGACATGATGGTCAGCGTGTCTTCGGTTTCATCAACATCATCGTCTTCTAACTCGACTGCCAAATTATCCTCGACAATTTGCACATGTAAAGGCTCTTTCTTCATCAACTCATCCATGAATGTATCGAACGTTTCAGGACTCACATAGTCTTGCTTGATGACCTTGACATAGCACCCTTCGATGTCGCCAATAGAAGGAACATTGTCTTCGCTGTAAAAAATCTTGTGGAACATCGAGTACGGATTCTTGATGAACTCGATCTCACGTGTCTCGGTATCATAGATATGGAAACCCTTGGGGTCTTCATAATCCACCCATGTCAACTCATATGGACAGCCCAAGTAATCAATATTTCCTGTTGTAGACTTGTGATGGAAGTGTCCTGAGAACACACGATCAAATTGCTTGAACGAATGAGGTAAGATGCCGTGCTCGTTTATGGTTGTCCGATCCATCTTACAACCCGCAATCTCAAAATGACCAAACACAACCTGCGAGTCTGTGAGTTTCAGGAACTCCATCGTGTCTGCGTAGTTTGCGTTGTTGATCCACGGGACAATTGCATGAGCAACACCGTCACCAAAATCAACTTGCTTGGGTGACGAATAGTATTGAATGCCTGCCTTATCAAACAACTCTTGCATTGCATTGACATCGTTGCTGTTCTTGTATGGAACATCATGGTTGCCAACAATCACGTGCAAGTTAATATCACGCTCAAGACAAGGAGTGATGAACCCTTCCTTTAACCGCCTAAGAGTGACATAAGAAATATACTTCCGCCTGTCAACAATATCCCCCAAGTGAAGTACAGTATTGATTCCTCGTTCATCCAGAGTAGGGAAGAAAATATTACTATAAAACTTATCAAAATAATCGAGGAAAGAAACACTGTCATTACGTACTCCCCAGTGAGTATCTGTGACTAAGGCAATTTTCATTCTTCATCCAATGCAGTCTTGACGCGCTTTTTCTTTTTGCGCCGTTTGCTTTCTTCAAAGTTCTCGATGAACTCCGCCATGTATTCTTCAGTCCACTCGTTGTACTTTATAGTATCATTGTAATCATGACCACTATCGTGATCTTGACGATCAGAAGTTTCGCCAAAAATGTTAGCGTCTTCTGTCGCCTTGTACTTCGTGTAGAGATGCTTTTTTTCCTTCTGGATTCTTCGCAGGAAAGCATAATAAATTATCTGTGTAAAGTAGGCAAACGGGTTTTGTGACTTCTCTGGGTTGAAGTTATCGATGTACTGCAAACAATTTTCGATCCCATCAGAAATCATCTCGTCCCGAAAACTGTAGTTCACAAAGTTTGGCTTGTACGATAAATGAGTCGCAATCTTCATAATGCACTCAGCGATATAGATAGGCACGATTGGACGAGATTCTTTATTCTCCTCTGCCGCACGAACCATCTCTTTGTACTCTACCATCGCTAGATGAAACTTTTTGTTGTCCACGTAGTATGGTTTTTTTCTTTTTTCTTCTCGCGTTTCTGCCATCTTAGTGCACCGTGTTTGCTGATTTAATTTCTAAAGGTTGACCAAACTTGTTCATCCAAGGGTCATCAAGTTCTTCATCGGTTGAAATTGCTTCTAAAGTATCGACATCTGCTTCCTCTTCAAGAATCTCTCGTAGCTTATCTACGTCACCTTTTAGGATAGCAAGCGACTTTTTATAGTACGCATCGATATCTTCATCAACATCTGCTTTTGCAACAACATGATTTGTTTTTAGGTTAATCATGTTGACCTTTTTTACAAGAGGAACCCAAGACAACGCAACCATCATAGGTTTTCCTGATTCTGCTTCTCCAATCTCAAGTGCAATTGGTTCTAACACACTCGTGATGGTTTCATCTTCATGGATAATTTCCGCTATGATTGTCTCGCCGCTAGTGAGCTTAATGATTGAGTTCATTCCCCTACCCTTATGTTGTAGATTTTGTATTCAAATTCTTCTTCGTTGTATATCTTCACACGTTCAGCAAAGTGCTTGATGGTGTGGTTGTTGTGAGACTTATGCGACAAATCATCGGAGATGTCATACAGTGTCGCACATTCTTTACTTTCGCTTTTTCTTAGTGCGCGTCCTATCGACTGAAGATTCCGAACACGAGACTTAGAGGGGGAAGCAAATACGACATTATGGAGGTTACGAATATTGATTCCTGTGGAGAAAGTGCCATAAGATGCCACAATAATGGCATTGTCTGATTGCTCAACTCGATGTCTAATCTCTTCCCGTGTATTCGCATCTACGCCCCCGTGAACGAAATATATTTCTTTGTTGTTTTTACTAGATTCATTCATCATATTGTACAATACTTCACCGTGCTTTTCAACCATTTGATACAGCACCAAAGTGTTCCCTTCCCGCGTGAGCGCAAGATTCTTGATGAAATTATTGCGGTACTCGTTTGCAATGAGAAACGATATTTCATCTTGATAGCTAGACTTCTTCATTTGCTTACAAGTTACTTCTGGATACTTGAGCACCAATGCTTTGATACGGAAATCCGAAAGTGTTCCTTGCTCGATCAGTTTCTTAGTTTCCACCACCTTCATCACAGGACCAAACAAACCTTCTAGTACTAAACGATTCGTTTCTGTTCCATCGAGTGTTCCCGTCAAACCAAATCGGTATCTGCAGTGATCCAACTTCGTCATGATCTTGGTGAGAGAAGTTGCCTTGAACTGATGTGCCTCATCACCGACCACAACATCAAATTGATCAAACCACTTCTTGGGTTGCTTGTAGATGGACTGCCAAGTGCTAATAAAAATTTTCGCTTCTTCGTTATTTTTCTCTTGACCTTCCATGATCAGGTGTGTATAATCCAACTGTGGTTCTTCAGAATATTCTTTAAAGTCTGTATTCATCTGATGTACCAAAGATGTAGTAGGCACTATGACCAATGCCTTTAGGCATTCTTGCGTAAGCAAGTACTTTAAAATACAGTAAATAATAAATGACTTACCTGAAGCAGTCGGTGAAAGGATTAAGGCACGAGAGGATCGTAAAGCATGAGCAACTGCTCTGAGTTGGTAATCTCTGGGGGTGTACTTACCTTCAAGGAATTCTTCAAGATCATTGAGAGGGATATCATTGACATCCAACAATCCCCCATGTACGACACATTCATAGTCCCTATCTTGGCAGAACTTTTTAACACGAGCCAAGAGACCCTTGTAGAGTGTGTGATGCGCGGTATTGAACAATCGAATCTTACCATCCCACATGCGATTTTTATATGAGGGCATAAACTTAGCACCCGGAACTTCAAACGTAAAATAGTCTGAGAGTTCCTGTGCAAGTCCACGGTCACATTCAATCTTTACATAGACTTCATCTTTGGGATGAACTTCAATCTTATCCATTCGTAAACTTTAGCCAATCAATTGCATTCTTAATTTGGAATCCACGATTATTTATAGACTTGATAATAGAGTCTAAGTAATTGACTTTTTCTTGTTGGAGTGACAACTTAAGGTTTAGCTCGATAAACTCATCATCGGATTCGATGTATGTGTCTACTTCGTTCTTAAGTAGCTTCTTGTAGAACTGCTCACGACCAAGTTCTTCAAGTTCATCTTGGTCAAGTTCTCCAAGGTAATATTCCTGAAGTGTTCTTTTTAGCTTATTACGTTGTGCGAACATTCGCTTTTCCTGCGCCTTTTCGCCAACGTAAATTTTTAGGTACTTGTTGTGAATAACAGGAATCTTGGTAGACTCATCACCAAGTTCTGTTTCATCCATCTTACAGTCTTTGTCCCACTCGGACACAATGTCTTCAATTTTCATAACAATTCCACAGATAAAATAATATAAAGTATAACAAATTATACGATAGTTGTCAATTCATATTTACGGTAAGCAAAAGTGGCATCGCCTTCAAGATAGTCTACATCAGTCGATGATGTGTTGAATGTTAACGCGCTAAGAGACACGGGATATAAGTCGACAAACTTAACTTCAATGTTTGGTTGGAATGAAGCAGTTGTAACGATCAAAGTGCCATCAGAGTACACTTCGCCGATTGGTTGTAGACCACTTTGTTTGACTGATGCAAACTGCGCAAAGTTATCTGGATAGCCCAACCCAATCAACCAATCATAGATTTCTTGAAAGTTCTTAAGGTCTTCATCAACTTTAAATTTAATATTCAATCCAGAAAAGGTTAACTTGTCACCCGGAATCGGCAGTTTAATAAACGTGTTGTTTATCGTATCTACCTGTCCCATCGTAATATCTGGTATCTCTGCAGAGGTACAAAAATAGTTTACGTGAGGAAGTTTCTTGATTGAGAACTTAAACCCAACAGGAGATAGAAAACTTTTGTTGTCTGGTTGTGTGCCTTGTAGTGCCATGGTATACCCCCGATTTGTTACTACTATTTAGGCACAAAAAAAGAGGAGGTCTTGCGACCTCCCCCTAAAACGCTGATTTAGAATCAGTCTTTTTATTTTACATCAAGTTAGCGACCTTGACGAGGCGGTAGTAGATGTTACCGTCTCCAGTACCCAAGCGAGCCGCAACACCGTTAGCGTCATTAGTAGCAAATGGATTTGATACCATGCCGTAACGAGTCTTGAAGCCAATCTTAGGTTGGAAGGTATTCTCACCAACCGCACGAACCATCTGGAGTGGTACGTATGGGCAGTAGAACAGTCCCGCGTCAAAGGCATTTGAACCTTTGTAACCGATTGTGTAGTAGTTGTTAGTTGCATCGCTGAAGTATGGGTCAACATACACACGAATACGACCATTCAAGACACCTGCGAATGTGTTACCAGTGTCGTCTACTTGCAAGTTGTTGTTCAGTGCAGGAGCATAATCCAGAACACCCGCCATCTGAAGTGCTGAAGCAACGTCAGAAGAAGTGATCAGGACATTACCCTTACCGCGACGAGTCGCCTTCGCGATTTCGTTAGCGTCACGCTCGATTTGGAACATCAAGCCTTTGAACTTCTCAACAGACCAACGACCATTTGAATCAGTATCCAAGTCGAAAGTACCAGAAGTTGTGACATTCTTAGTAGCACCTGCAACAGCGGAGTAGTTGATTGTACGAACTACTTCACGGTTGATTTCAGCAAGAATCTCGGCAGACAGAATGTTAGACAATTCCTGCTCAGCATCCAAACCATGGATTGCCTTGAGGTCTTGTGCCAATTCCATTGTGTACTCTGCCTTCAAAGCACGAGTTACCGCAGTTACCGAAACTTTCTCGATTGAGAATGCCATTTCAGCGAACTGAGGACCACCAGTGCCACCCAACTGTTCTGCTTCAGCAGTAGTCATACCAGTGTGAACGTTGTATGAACCACCAGAACCAACTTCACCAGTACCACGATCATTAGGATCAGTACCGATTTGGTTGTTAGACAGTGTAGCGTTTGCCGCGAACGTGTTACCAGAGAAAGATGCATCAGCTTCGTTGAAGAGAGCTTCTGTACCTGTCTGTGAAGTGAAACGTGAACGCATTGCAAAGATAAGACCAGTTGGTCCTGTCATTGGCTGAACACCACAGATATCGTATGCGATGAGGTTTGGCATTGAACGACGAACCAGTGAAATAAGTACTGGATCGAAAGTATCAATAGAACCATCAGACGCAGTTGAAGATGAAGCACCCATTTGGTTTGCAGGGGCTTCTCCCAAAAGTGATACGCCGTGACCGCCGCTTTGATGTGATGCCTGCTCGCGAGCAGAGACCATTTGATTTTCCAGAAGTTGAGCAGTCACACTACGCTTGTGAGTGTCCTTGATTGGCTCAAGGTCTTCGTGCTCAAGAACTGGTTGCCACTTTTGAATAAGAGCATCAGTTGACATTGTTTTCTCCTTTACGGTTTTATTTACCTAATTGTATTTATAAATTGTTACTTTTTGATCGAACGAGTGATGGCATCCATGTATGGTTGCATGCTCGGATCGATTGCTTTTTCGTTTTCTTCGTCCAGTTCAACTGGTTCTGAGTCGAATGAAGTGTCCTCAGAGATCACTTCTTCCTGTGGGAAGTAGTTCTCTTTGATTGTTTCCAACTTACTCGCATAGTCTTCGCTAGAGTCAAACTCAACACCTTCGGCGAGAGATTGCATCTTGACTACTTGAGATTCAGTCAGACCTTCAGTTACATCGCGCAGAACAACTGACTTCTTTGCTTCAGCAAGTTCTTTACGAGTAGCGATGTTTCTTTCAACTTCTTCGTTCACAGATTCTTCCAGTTCTGCAACCTTTGCCGCGAGTTCGTCAACAAGGTCAACTTTCTCTTCTGGAATGTCGATATAATTTTCAGAGAACAAGTTACGCAGTCCCACCATGAAGTTTTCGGTGATTTCTGCTTTGATGCCTTGCTCAACAGCGAGTTCATTTTCTTGCATCCAAGACTCAACTACGTACTCCATGTAGTCGTCTAGACGTGAAGTCATTGACTCGACGATTTCTTCTTTTTCTGCTTCCATTTCTGCTTCTAGGTCAACAGTGACTGTTTCCAGTACTTCGTTTACCTTTGAAACAACTGCCGCTTCAAAGATAGTAGTCGCTTTAGAAGTGAAGTCTTCGCTTAGGTCTTGACCTGCGAACATTGCTTCAACATCTTCTGCAACATTTACTTCTTCAGCAGAGATTTTCTTAATTTCTTTGATAGATGTAACAGTTTCAGATTCTTCTGCTTCAACAGACTCGCCGTACATAGCATTCATCATCTTGCCATAAGCGGCTTTGAGTTCAGGTGCTTTCATGCCCTTCATAGCGTCTGCCATAGCAGTGATCATACCGACCTTTGTCTTTGGCACTGCAGTCGGTGATTTGACTTTAGCGGCTTTCTTTTCAGCTTCGTCTTCACCTTCGCCGGGTGGGTCTACTTCTTGAGTAGAGGCATCTGGCACTTCAGCATCGACACCGAATGATGCTTTCTTAGAAGCATTTAACTTTTTGCCGTGTGCTTCCATGACGTGAATTGTCATGTCTTCGGCAGGTACTTCACGCTCGATACCGTGATCAAATTCTACGTCATACCATGCGACATAACCGTTGTCGTCTGGAATCGCGTGTGACTCATACAGTGGTTTGCCTTCGCCCCATACAGGGTGCTCGACAACTACTGCACAATCGTGGGTCTTTGAGTGGCAAAGTTCCCTTTCGTTTTGTGACATGAGATTATCTCCCTTTTCTTTTCCAATTTGTAAAGTATTTATAAAACTTAGAGTTTTGATAGAAATTTGCTAAAAACTCGTAACTTTGCTTCTTCCAACTCTTTAGTTGAAGCGGTCTTGATTTCCTTCTCGTACTCGGCAATGGACGATTCTTTGATAAGACCGTTGTCCCATACCCATTCTTTACCTTCCATAATGCCGTTAACGAATGCATCTGGTGCGGATGGGTCAGCAACAATGTCTCCTGCTGTTGCGAGATAGAAATCTTTTTGAACTTCGTTTACACCTTGGCGGTTCGCTTTAAGAGAACCCATACCACGAGACGATACTGCTAACTGACCACCATCATCCATGATGCCCTTAACAATCGCACCCATAGGTGTTTCGGTTAAAATTTTTGCACGACCTGTGAAGTTAGAACCCTCACGCTTCAGTTCTGTGATAAGGTGTGATACACGCTCAAGGTTGATTGTCGGACCTTGTGGGTGTCCTAACTCACCATATGCACGATTCTTATCTACGTATGCTTCGTTGTAACGCTGTACTTCTTTATCTAGTACATCTGCAGGATACATCCGACCATTACGGTTTTTGATGTCGCCTTGCATGAAGATGCCTTCAATGAAGTAGTTTTTCTTACCGTCTTCCTTTGCTTCAGCAATGTAACGAACATCTTCGTTGAGTTCTGTGATCAGTTTCATCTTAGTATCCTGTGCTTGCGATTTGCGTACCGTACATAGAAGTAGTACCACGCAATCCTTGTCCTAGTTCAAGTGCAATCTCAGTGCCTTGACCTGCACCGATGTACACAGTTCCGATGTCAGCATCATCACTCGCATTACGAACCGTACAAACTCCTGCCGATGTATCAGTGTTAAACACATACACAGAAGTTGCTGTCGTGAACTTTGTTGTAGCGGCGGCAAGTACTGTAGCAGTTCCTAATACTTTCATTTCTTACCCCTTGAATGCCACATCCATCAAACGCATTAGCATTTCTGGAGATTTTTCGATTGCGTCTTCCATCTTCTTCTTGTTTTGAGGATTAAGTTTCTTATGCAAGTTAACCATTGCGTTTGCAGTAGTCATGTCGATACGAGTAGACTTACCGTTTGCGAACTTGACCTTCTTTGCAGACTTAGTTTTTACGATGTCTTGCAGTGCGTCCAAGACTTTGCCTTCGAAAAGTTCAGCTTCTTCTTTGAAGATTCCTTTGCGTCTAGCATCACCAATAATCTTACGCATTTGGTCTTTGTCCATACGCTTGTATTTCGGCATACTCATCAAAACATCAATAATGTCAGAGTCTTTCTTACCTTGTGACTTCATGTCTTGGTAGTCTTTGATTAGGCTTTTGTTTTCGTCCAGTTCTACTTCTTCTTTAAACAAGTCTTTTCTTACTTGGTCAAGTTTTTTTGGAGATACGCCAAATTTTGTAATCGCATCTTTTTTAGACATGCCATCAAGCATTGCTTTGATTGCGGCAACAGCTTTCTTATCTTGAATGCCTTCGTCCAGTTCAACTTCTTCTTTCACTGGATTGACAGGCTTCATGTCGCCTTGCTTTTTATCAGCAGTACGCTTAGAATCGCCACCACCTTTCGGTTGGTTTACGTCAGTCGAACCTTGCTTGACATTTTTCTCACCGTTGTTTGGCTGACGTGGCTTCTGTGTATTGCCACCAGAAAACTGTGCTTCAACATCTACTGGATAATCGTGCTTAGTTACAGTATGGGCATTCGCGAAATCTTCCTCGCCCTTCGAGCGCGGCTTGTATTTCGTTACTTCCTCATCGCTGTCCTTTGGCGCAACAAAGTTAGAAGCGGCAGATATGCCCGTTCCTTCATTGATGTATGCGCTAAACTTCTTGATCGCCATCGGTTTCCCCTTCGGTATAATCTTCTTCTGAATCTGATGACATGAATGATGATGCAACTTCAATCTTTTTAAGTTCTACCGCATCATGTACTTTATCCATTAAAACTGCATTCACAGCACTACGGAATGTGGAAGCCTCTCCATCCATTGCCGCCATTACTGCGTCTCGTGTAGTGTAATCGCTCATGTCGTAATCTCCTGTCATCTATTTATAAAACATTCTATTTGAAGTCTTCTTCGCCTTCATCAGACGGTTCATCTTCAATTTCTTTGTTAATTTCGTCGATTTCTTCTTCGGTTTGCATCAGAATATTCTTACGCACCCAATTCGTTGAGTAGTACTTTCCAACGTACTCATCTATGTCGCGGAGTGTATTCAAACGCTCACGCATGATCTCTGCATTCTTAAGTTCCGAGAAATGGTTGTCTTCAAGAAAGTCGTAGTAAATTTGTCCTTTAATATCATTCCACTCTTGCTTGGTAATAATACCTTTCAAAAGCAACTGTCGTTCTAACAGAATGTGGAATAACTCACTGAACCGATAACGCAAACGCGCAATAAACTTTGAGAACTTGAGTTCGTCACGAGTGATCTCAGAAGCACGGCCCAAGTTAAATGAGTTGTCTGCCTCCAAACGAGACATCGGAACATTCAAAGACTGATATAGTTTTCTTTGGAAATATTGTACGTCTTCAATCTCACCAAGGTTCTGACCACCCGGTAGCGTAGAAATCTCTGTGCCCTTTCCGCCTTCTCGACGAGGCAACCAATAATCTTCAAGCATTGTAAGAAACTTACGATCATCACGGACTTCGCCAGTGTTTGCATCGTAGACTAACTTGTTCTTGTGTTTGACCATCATGTCACGTAGATACTGTTCTGCCTTTGCTTTAGGCAAGTTACCTACGTCAATGTAAAAGATTCGACGCTCTGGTGCTCGCGCTAAACGATAGATAACTGTGGCATCTTCCAACATACGGAGTTGGTTGAGTGGCTTAACTGCTTTGTGCAGGTAGGACAGAACCATCTTATTGTTCTGATCCATGATACCTGAGTGGCAGTATGCAATAGAGTCAGTAGAAATCTTGATACCCTGATTTCCTGCACTAATGCCCTTGCCAGAGTATACAAAGTATTCGTTGTATTTCTTATTGAATACTTCTTTAGTAACCTGATTGTTGTTGTCACGCTTTTCAGTTCGGACTTTCTTAATCTTACGCGGGTCAATATAACGGATTTCTTGGATGCCCAAACGAGGTTGTTTGGTATCAATCATAATGTGGTAATACAAACGCCCATCAACATACCAGTTACGGAAAATGTCGTATGCACGATTGTGGAAATTAAGCATTCCGAGGATGCCTTCAAACTCTTCACGAATACGGTCTTTGATTTGGTCATCCATGTCTTCAATATTGTCAAGGACAATAGAGACAGGTGCATCGTATTCTGTTCCGACGATTGCTTCATTTACAATGTCATCAACTGCTAGCTCGCATTCAGGCTGTGCCGGCA